TCTTGGTGGCACTAACTCTAATCGTCCTGCTACGGCAACGGACTTGAATGAAACCTCTCTTGAGGCTGCTGTCATTCAAATCTCAAAATGGACGGATCAACGTGGCCTTTTGATTGCGGCTCGCCCCCGCAAGCTGATTGTCCCACCGGACTTGATGTTTGTTGCAACTCGTATTCTCGAATCCGAGCTTCGTGTTGGAACCGCTGACAACGATGTCAACGCCATCATGACCAATGGTACAATACCTGAAGGTTATGCGGTCAATCATTACCTCACGGACACAAACGCTTTCTTCATTCGCACTGATGTGCCGAATGGCATGAAGCATTTTGAACGTGCTCCAATGACGACTGCTATGGACGGTGATTTCCAAACTGGTAACGTGCGATATAAGTCGCGTGAGCGTTATTCGTTTGGTGTTTCTGATCCTCTCGGAATTTTCGGTTCACCCGGAGCTTCCTAAGTTAGTGGAGGGGGAGGGTTCGCCCTCCCCTTCTTTTTTTTAATTGTCGTGATGGCGCTTGTGCGTTGGTTCTGAGGAGGACTGTTATGACAACCACTCATTTTACGAATGGCGTTTCTAACCAAACGGTTGGTGACCCTTTATACGATTATCCATATCTAGACCCGTTTAAGTTCTACAGCTACTCTAATGATTTCTTCACTTATCATTCTGATGAGTGGACGATCACAACGACAGAGGCTGGAACAGGCAGTGCCACTGAAGCGTTAACGTCTCAAGCTGGCGGGGCTCTTCTTGTCACAAACGCTGCGGGAGACAACGATCTCGACTTCTTCAATCTGAAGGGTGAGTCTTTTAAGTATGTTTCTACGAAGCGTATGTTCTTCAAAGCTAAGTTCAAGGTTAGTGACGCTACTCAATCTGATGTTGTTATGGGTCTTACGATCACAGACACAACTCCGCTTGATACGACTGACGGTATTTTCTTCCAGAAAGATGATGGCGATACTAATATCGACTTCAACATCGAGAAGAATAATAGCGCCACATCCAATACGGCTATTGGCACCCTTGCTGATGATACGTTCATTACTGTAGCATTTGCGTATGATCCCAATACAAGCTCTTTCTCTATATTCATGGACGATGCTAAGGTTGGTGAGCAAACCACTCTCACAAATGTTCCTGACGATGAGGAACTGACGATTGCTTTTGGCATCCAAAACGGAGAGGCAGCAGCAAAAACCATGACTATCGATTACATTATTTGTGCAGTCGAGCGGTAATTTAGGTTCGGGAGGGGGTAACCCCTCCCTACCTTTCAGGAGGTTTATATGGCGGATGCTGTAAACATCACCACTATTGAGGATGGGGAGCGGCAACTTGTTGTTCAGTTGACAAACCTCTCCGATGGTACAGGTGAGAGTGACGTAACCAAGATCGATGCTTCGGCGCTTGCTTCTAGCGCTACAGGCAAAGCGTGTAATGAAGTTCGCATCCAAGAGATATGGGCGCAAGTTCATGGATTTGATGGAGTTCGACTTCTTTATGATGCTGATACCAATGTGGTAGCGTTTGACGCTGGCGTTGGTTGGAATTATCAGGACTTCTCTAGTGTCGGTGGATTGAAGATGTATGGAACCAACGCTATTGGCGACATTCTTCTTACCACATTAGGCACAGAAGCGTCTGGCGATTCTTACGAGATCGTTATTAGGGCAGTCAAGTACTACGCCTAATGGATATCGGGGCAAGTATGATATGGAACGTCACATTAAGCGTGTGCGTTCCTATCTTCGTGTTCTGGCTTCGATCCTTAGGTCAAAGGTTTGATAGGATGGATGCCGATATACACAGCTTTAGGGTAGGTCTTTCTGAAACTAGAGAAAAAATGGCGCATAACTATGTGACCAAGACTGATCTGCAAGACGATATAAAGTCGATTATGCTTAGGTTTGATAGGCTTGAAGAGAAGTTTGACAAGATTTTGACTGAGAGATTGTCAAGGATGTAGGTCCGATATGGCGGCACGAAGAAAGCGCGGAACTGGTATGAAGGGCATGACCATAAAAGGTGGTCATAAGCGCTCTACTAAATCAGGCGCAGGCATGACCGCCAAGGGGGTTGCTAAATACAGGCGTCAAAACCCCGGAAGTAAGCTGAAAACGGCTGTCACTGAGAAAAAACCTAAATCAAAAGCCAGAGCAAGTCGCCGTAAGTCTTTCTGCGCTCGTAGCGCTGGTCAGATGAAAAAATTCCCTAAAGCTGCCAAGAACAAGAATAGTAGATTGCGTCAAGCTAGGCGCAGGTGGAGATGTTGATGGTTGCAAAGAAAAAATCCCCCGCAAAAAAGAAATCACCTGCTCGTAAGCCTGCGGCTAAAAAAAGTCGGGTGAACGAGGCTGGTAACTATACGAAGCCTGCTATGCGGAAGCGCTTGTTTAGCCGAATAAAGTCTGGCGGCAAGGGCGGTAAGCCGGGTCAATGGAGCGCAAGGAAGGCTCAGATGCTGGCAGGTGCTTACAAAAAAGCTGGTGGCGGGTATAGAGACTGATGCCAAAACGTAAATCTCAAAAGAGTTTAGATAGATGGACAAAGCAAAAATGGAAAACCAAGTCGGGAAAACCTTCGGGGAAGACTGGGGAAAGATACTTACCAGCGAGCGCTATAAAGTCGTTGTCCCCTCAGGAGTATGCGGCGACCACGCGAGCAAAGCGCCGGGGGACTGCTGCCGGAAAACAGTTCGTAAAACAACCAAGAAAAATAGCCAAAAAGACAGCTAGGCACCGCAAGAAATGAGCATATCGCGTTCTCAAATGGGTAGTCAATTGAAGGGGGGTAAGAAAATGCCTTTTTCTAAATATAGTCCTAAGCAAAAAAAATTAGCTAAAGTGGCTCCTCCGCGCAATAAAATTACAGGCGCTGATTTAAAAAAAATGAAAAAAAAGAAACCTTCCAAGGGGCGTAAGAAAAAGTGAATATTGAGAACGGCGTTATTTGTGAAGAGTTGCGGTCTTGGTCTAGCTCTGTTTTAGAGACACCAAATCCGCATCTGTCCGGTTTGCCGGCCTGTCCTTATGCAAAGAAGTCATGGTCGGAAGGCCGTACTAATGTGTTGGTTGGGGAAGATGTTCTAGATTTAAAGAAAGCGATAAACCTCTACAACCCAATCTCTACGGATATATTGATATGGGTTAATTTTAACTTAGGGCGTCAGGACTTATGGGAGCGCTGGATTGCCTTGTGGAACAAGAGGCATGTAAAGAAAAACATTAATCTTATGTTGTTTCATCCTGATTATCCGCCGTCAGAGGATAGTGAGGATTTCTTAACTGACAATGAATGGGAATCCTCCCTTGATGATTATATGATGGTTTTTATTCAATCGCTTTCCGAACTTAATAAAGCAAGTGTGGCGTTAGAAGGCGTTGGGTATTATAATCATTTCTCAGATCATCTTTATCAAACACTGGTTTTGGATAGAAGGAGAGTTTGCGATGGCGATGGGTAAAAAGAGAATGGCTAAGAAGAAAAAGCCAGCGAAGAAAGTTATGGCTCGCGGCGGCATGAAAAAAGTCATGATGCGCGGCGGCAGTAAATCTGTGAAACAAGCTAAACGCTTAGGTGCTAAGGTTGGTAAGACCGAGACCCCGCCAAAGAGCATTAAGAAAAAAGTCATGATGCGCGGCGGCAGCAAAATGAAGAAGAAGTGATTAGATGGCGACCAGCGGTACATCAGATTTTACTTTAGATATCATAGATATCTGCGAAGAAGCCTATGAAAGAGCGGGTATGGAGATGCGTGGCGGTTACGAGTTAAAAACCGCCCGTCGCAGCTTAGACCTTATGTCTCTTGAGTGGATTAATCGTGGGGTTAATCTTTGGACTATTGAAGAGGGGACTTTGGCGTTAACCGCTGGCACTGCTACCTATGGATTTCCGGCGGGTACGATTGATTTTATTGAGCATCACATTAGAACTAACGCTAACAGCACAAGCAATCAGTCTGATTCAAGCTTAACAAGAATTAGCCCGTCAACATTTGCTAATATTCCTAATAAGCTTACTTCAGGTAAGCCTTTGCAAATCTATATCCAAAGGACAAATAGTCCCCAGTTTACTTTATGGCCCGTGCCGAATGCCACACAGACATATACGCTGGCCTTCTTGAGAATTAAAAGAATTCAAGATGTTGGCACTAAAGGGACCAATAATTACGATGCGCCGGGGCGTTGGTTGCCCGCTCTAACCGCTGGCTTGGCTTACTATGTTTCAATGAAGAACGTCCAAACGCAAGAAAGAACCCCCGGCCTTAAACAGATTTATGATGAGCAGTTTGATTTTGCCGCTGGTGAAGACAGGGTAAAGGCAGGCATACGAATCACTCCGGGGGGTTATAACATATAATGTCCTATGCTGACGGTAAATATGCTCTTGGTATCTGTGATCGAAGCGGATTTACATACAAGTTGAAAGACTTGATGTACGAAGTGAGGGACGGGAAGAATACGGGCCTGCGTGTGGGGCGTGATATGTTAGACCCAGATCATCCACAAAACTTCTTAGGCAGTTTCCCAATAAATGATTTTCAAGCTTTAAGGGGCGCTCGCCCAGACAATAGGCTCGGCTCTTCTTCAAATGCATCTGCAAATTGGAACCCTGTGGGAGATAGAAACACTCTTTCTCAAGCTTATGGGTTCTCAACGCAAGATAGCTTGCAGGCGAATGGAGGCGTGGGCTCTGTTACGGTCTCGGTATGATGTCGTGTTTTAGTGAAGATATAGATTTAATGCAGAAAGCTGCCGCTGATTTAGACTCTTTTTACTTTGTTAGCGTCGATGGGGCTGATGAAGACAATGTTAAAGTTGTTGTAGAGTTTTCTGGAATTAGCGATCTCGATCAAGCTATGTGGTTTGGGCGTTATGTTTCTTTGCTTCTACAAATAAATGATTTTGATGGTTACTCTGAATTGCCAAACTGAGGCTCTACTATGAATTATACACAATTAAAAACTGCTATTCAGGATTATACACAAAGTAGCGAGACCTCCTTTGTAACCAATATAGACACCTTCATTACGCAAGCTGAGAACCGTCTTTTCTTTGATATTGATGTTCCTGATTTTCATAAAAATGTTACTGGAACGATGACGCAAAACAACACCTTCTTACAAAAACCCGAAGATTTGTTTAAGGTGTACTCATTAGCGGTTATCAAGACAGGGAATGTGTATAGCTATATGTTGCCTAAAGATGTTTCTTTTATCCGTGAGGCTTTTCCTGACGCTGACGATTCGGGCTTACCTACGCATTACGGCAACTTTGACGATGAGTTCTTTATTGTTGGCCCTGTCCCTGATGACGATTATTCGGTAGAGCTTCACTACAAGTTTCAACCTGATGCATTGTCGTCCACTAATGCAAATAGTTGGTTCGGTGACAATGCTGAAGCGGCTTTGTTGTATGCTACTCTGGTAGAGGCATATACTTACTTAAAGGGCGAGCAGGATATAATGTCCTTCTATGGTGAGAGATATAGCTCTGCCTTGCAAGCCTTGCAAAATTATGGGGCCGCTGAGGTTAATATGGACTCTTATCGCAACACTATGAGGCGCACAGCATGATCTCTGAAGCCCTATCTACAGGAGCAGTACCATCTGTCTTTGTTGAGACAAGTTCAAACGGTGGGCTGTCTGCTGAACAAATAACAGACTTGTGTTGTCGCAAGTTAATTTACGTCTCTGACGATGCGCCCCCGGCTATACGAGATCAGGCAAATTCGTTTAAAGTTCGTGTAGAAAGTGTGGTTTTGAGTTATATTAAGGAAGCTATGAGGGCAGAGCGAGATCGTTGCGTCCATGTGGCTTCTGTCGGTGGTTATGATGATCTCGCTAATCTGTTAAGGAGAGCGTAATGGCTTTTAGCGGAAACTTTATGTGTACATCCTTCAAGAAAGAACTTCTGGAAGGTGTTCACAATTTTAAAAATAGCGGTGGTGGTACGTTTAAATTAGCCATGTATACAAATTCGGCTAGTTTTACTGCTGCAACTACAGCCTACACTACGGGCAATGAGGTCAGCGGCACTGGGTATAGTGCCGGTGGCGGAAGCTTGACGCGGGTGGACCCGACAAGCAGCGGGACAACTGGATTTACTGATTTTAGTGATATCACTTTTGGCTCGTCCACCATAACGGCTCGCGGTGCGTTGATATATAATGATTCAGCATCGGGTGATCCGACTGTTGTTGTTCTTGATTTTGGCTCTGATAAAAGTAGTTCTTCTGGCGATTTTACCGTTCAGTTCCCTGCGTTTGATGCGTCAAATGCAATTATCAGGATAGCGTAGTGTAGAGAATGAGTTCTTTAACAGGATGGGGGCGTGAGACTTGGAATAGCGGGGCATGGAACTCCCCCGCTCCGGTTCAGGTTACTGGGATTGCGGGAACTGGTGGTGTTGGCTCCGTAACTGTCGGTCTTGGTTTCACTGTAGACGTTACTGGCGTTGGTGGAACTGGTCAGGTTGGTAGTGGAACCGTCATAGCGCTACCTGCGACTGTCTCTGTAACAGGGGTTAGTGCTTCAGGTCAAACATCTCAGCTTAACGTCTGGAGTGAGGTGGTGACGGTTCAAGATGCTAAGTATCAAAGGATAGCTGCTTAATTAAGGTTAAAATTAACCTTAATCAGTTTAGGAGAGTTAAATGGCTAGTACATTCGTAAATGATCTTCGTTTAGAGGAGATGGGGACGGGCGAGAATTCCGGCACTTGGGGAAATAAGACCAATGCGAATTTGGAGTTAATCGGAGAAGCGTTTGGCATGGGCACCGAAAACCTCGGTTCTGATGCTAACACGACGATTACCATTGCTGACGGTACAGCAGATGCCGCTCGTTCTATTTATTTGAAGATTACATCTACGAGCCTAAGCGCGACAAGGACCGTAACTCTCGCTCCCAATACAGTTTCTAAGATATGGGTTATTGAAAACGCCACTACAGGCAGTCAGTCAATATCAATTAAACAAGGCTCTGGGGCAGAGGTTGTAATTCCAAACAGCGGCGTGAAAGCGATTGTCACAGATGGCGCTGGTTCTGGGGGTGCTGTTTTTGATGTATTCACCGACCTTTCGGTTGCCGGAACCTTTACAACTGGTGCGTCAGTAACGGTTGGAAGTGGCGCAGCAGAAGATACGAAGGTCGTGTTTGATGGTAACGCGCAGGATTTCTATATCGGGTTGGATGACAGCGCTGATGATCTAGTTATCGGGAAAGGCTCCACTGTCGGCACTACGCCAGCCGTTGAGATTGATGAAAATCTAGACATTAAGTTCGCTGAAAGTATTGGTGTTGGACAAGCTGCGTCTAGCACGACTGGTGATATTGTGGCTCAAACAATGAGCCTAAAGGGCACAACGCCAAGCCTTACGATTGGTGACGGCGGTGCGGAAGACACAAAACTTGTTTACGATGGTAATGCTAAAGACTTCTATATGGGTCTTGACGATAGCGCTGATAAGTTGGTTGTGGGCGTTGGTTCGGGGGTTGGAACGAACTCAATTTTGACCCTTGATGATGATTCTGTAACGATTGGAGATGGCGCTGCTGTTGATACAAAAATTGTATTTGATGGTAACGCGCAAGATTATTACGTTGGGTTAGATGACAGTGCAGATGACCTTCTAATAGGTCTTGGTTCTGCTGTCGGTACAACTCCTGCAATTTCAATTGATGAAAATCAAACCGTTACCTTTAGTAAGAATACTCTTAGCGCTACCGATACAGATACGTCCAATACAGGAAGTATCACGTTAGATTTTCAAGCTAACCAAAACTTCGTCTTGACGTTAACCGGAAATATTACTTTAGCAAATCCGTCAACAGAGGCTGTTGGGCAGTCTGGAGTGATGGTTATGATACAAGACGGCACTGGTTCTCGAACCCTCAGCCTTGGAACAGACTATGAAACTGCTGGCGGGTCAGGAATAACATTAAGTACAGGAGCAAATGCCGTTGATGTAATCCCGTATTTTGTAAAGGCGTCTGGAAGCATTCAACTGGGCGCAGTGCAAAAGGCGTTTGCTTAAATGGCTCTGTCTCCCTCCTTCTGGTTTACGCAAAGCGGTCCCACAACCACCGAAATTACCCCGGCTATGTGGGAAGGAAGCGTTCAGGGCCTTGCCAACTGGACTAGATCAGGTAACGACATATCTAAGACCGCAGTTACCGGCGGCGGCTTTAATAATATCCGAATAAAACACGCTACCGCGCCCGTTCTGGATGGCAACTTCACATGGACATATACTCAAGTCGGAGATATGGGCGGCAACACCGATTCTAGCTATGGGTTCTACGATATATCTGAGGATGCCACATGGACACTTACCACATTCAATCAAGGTTTAGATGCCATGACCAATAGCTATTGGTTTGATGCGGATGGCGTCGAGACTATCGAAACATTTGAGGGCGGCGCATCTAAAACTGCTGGGATAGCTTTTGATACAGATGACGAGTTTATATGGCAGCGATCAGGTACAACTCTAACATTATCTATCGCTGGTTCTGTTGTTCAAACGTGGACAGGTACTTCGGAAACTTTGAGGTTTGTCGTTTCCGGCTTCGGCTTAAATAAAGCCAACCTTAGTGATATTACATGCATAACTTAAAACTACAGACGACAATTGCAGGCAGGCCGTTAAAAGGTCAGGGTATTTAGGAGATTAGATCATGTGGGCAGTAGTTAAAGACAACAAAGTTATTGAGGTAATCAGTTCGCCAAAGCCTGTTGTTATTGACGAAGTACAGCATCCAAGGGAAACTTTTATTTCTTGGACAGATGAGGAGCGTAAAGCTATCGGGGTTGTCCCTTATGTTTATGAGGGGGATAGTGTGAATGCTATGTTCTATACGTCTTCTGAGTCTTCGCCTGTCATTTCATCAGATAAGGTTGTTGTGACGATAACAAAAACTGCCAAGTCCGTAAGTTCTGTAAAGGGCGCTATGAAGGAAATTGTTTCTTCTTCCCTTGGCCGTCACCTTAGTCAAACTGACTGGATTGTTGTGCGTGAACAAGATAATGGGGCCGCAAAGCCTTCTGATCTTGCTAAATGGCGCACAGACTTGAGATCGAAGGCTGCTGCTCTCAAAACAGCCATTGATAGCAAAAGCGATGTCGCATCTTTAGAGGCTATAACAATCCTTACAGAAGAAATGAAAGGCGCTGGGAAGAAGCAATCGGATTTTGACGATTGGCCCCAAAACCCAAGATCGATTGGTGAGTAAAATTGGCTCTTCAGAAGTTAGCATTCCGTCCGGGCATAGTAAAAGATGCTACCCGCTATAGCGGCGAAGGGAATTGGTTTGACTGTGACAAAGTTCGCTTTGTTAACGGGCTTCCACAAAAGCTAGGCGGCTGGGTTAAGGTTAGCTCTACCAGATTTTCTGGTGTTTGCCGTTCTTTATTTAACTGGTCAACATTATCTGGTAGAGACTTCTTGTCACTAGGTACCTCCACCCAACTTCTTATCGAAGAGGGGGGTGCTATCTCTAATGTTACGCCTCTTCGAACATCTAATATAACCTTAGGTTCTAACCCTATTAAAACCAATACGGCAGGCACTGGTGAGGTGACTGTAACTCATGCCAGTCATGGCGCTATAGTAGACGATACTGTCATCATGACGGGGGCAGCAACGGTTGATGGTGTTACGAACGTACAATTAAACACAAGTCACGCTATAACTGTTGTTGTGGACTCTAATTCATATAAGTTTGTAACCGCAGGATCATCATCTTCTGGAAATACGGCGGGTGGTGGCTCTTCTGTTATTGTGTCGTATGAAATAAACACTGGTCCAGCAGAGGCAGGCTCTGATGGTTTAGGTTTTGGCGCTGGATTTTGGGGTGGAACAAGATCGGGAGCGACTACTACCACACTGGCCTCAGGGATTAACGATTCAGTAACAACCATCCCTCTCACTTCCGCGACAGGATTCGATACTGCCGCGACGACTATTTCAGCAAATATCGATGCCGTTGTGGGACTTATTAATGTTGCCTCGACAACTGGGTTCCCTGCTGTCGGAATTGTCAAGATTGGTTCTGAGGAGATGTATTACACCTCAGTAAAATCTTCTACAGCATTATCAGGCATAACCAGAGGCTACAACGGCACAACCGCAGCTTCTCACTCTTCCGGGGCTTCAGCCACATATGTCGGAACATTGGTTATTGGTGAAGAGATTATTACCTATACAGGCGTATCTACTAACAGCCTTACCGGGGCACAAAGGGGGCAGCTTGGCAGTACGGCTGCTGCCCATGATTCTGGCGCTACAGCTACAGAATCTTTTAACTTTGTAGGCTGGGGATCAGTAATACCAGCTTCCGAAGAATCGGCTACTGAATCCGCAACATCGGTCAGGATGTGGAAGCAGGATAACTTTGGAGAAGACTTGCTGGCTAATATTTATGGCGGTAGCTTGTATTATTGGGACACTAGCGATGGTTTTACCAACCGTGCCGTCGAATTATCAAGCCTAGATGGCTCCTCGGACTGCCCAACGTCTGCTCGCGTTGTTCTGGTTTCAGATAATGACCGTCATGTTTTAGCGTTTGCCTGTAATGATATAACAACGGGCGATGTAGACCCGCTCTTAATACGGTGGGGAGATCAAGAGTCCCTGACAAACTGGACCCCGGCCACAACAAATACGGCTGGCGATTTAAGGATCAATAACGGGTCTGAGATCATAACTGCTGTGGAAACTCGCCAAGAGGTTCTGGTGTGGACCGACAGGAGCCTTCATTCACTAAGGTTCGTTGGTAGCCCCTTCGTTTTTGGTCAAACCATGATATCGCAGAATGTGACTATTGTGGGACCAAACGCGGTTACCGCTATGGGAGACGCGGTATTCTGGATGGGGAATAATACCTTCTATACATACAACGGGCGCGTATCGACCTTACCTTGCCCCGTCAGGAATTTTATCTTTCAAGATTTAAATTTCAGTGAAAGAGACAAGTTTTTCGCGGCGACCAATTACGAGTTTAATGAAGTGATGTTCTTTTATGTCTCTGTAGGATCAGAAGATGTGAATAAGTATGTCATTTATAACATTCAAGATCAGGTTTGGTACACCGGAACACTGCCTCGCACGGCTTGGATTGATAGAAGTATTCGGGAATTCCCTATAGCTGTATCTCCTGATGGATACATATTCCAGCACGATGATGGGCTGGATGACGGCAGTGAAACCCCTGCGGTTGGGATGAATTCTTTTATAGAAAGTTCAGACTTTGAAATAGGCGAAGGCGATAGATTTCAATTTATCAGCCGTATTATACCAGATTTAAGCTTTAATGGGTCTTCCGTAGATGCGCCGTCTGTATCGTTTTCTTTAAAGCCGAGAAATTTTCCGGGCTCTGCTTTTGGAACTTCTGGTTCT